ATGTGTTACCGTACTACTTGCAGGTGATGTTGGTGTAACACCTGGTTGATCTGATGCACTATTAACTACAGGATCACTTATTGTTGTGTTTGATGCCGTAGCTTCATTTTCTGATAATATCGTTGAAACTGAATCTTTTCCATAAAATAATGTCTTTAATGCAAATAGTGGATCTAGTAATCTCGTAGATCCCTCACCTATTCCACTCAAAAAGGTGTTGATTCCCCCTCCTATACTTCCAAGACCTGAACCGAAAGCTCCGAAAGTTTGACCTAATGCGCCTGCCGACTCGGATGCTTGAGCTGGCCTTACAAGTACATTATACAAAAAAGCAATTCCTAAACCTATAACTGCAATAGGCACAATTTTAGAAAGTACACTCGTAACTACCATTCATTAAATTAATCTTAGTTATACAAAAACCTTTCACCTTTACAAGTTGGACAGTCATTTAATGCAAAATATTCTTTACCTGATGCGCCAATTTCATTAGTTAAAACCTGACCTGTGGGGATTTTTGTTATGGTATCTTCACAAGTTTTACAGGGTTGACTCTTCAATTGTTGTCTGGGATTTTGTAGTGTTGCCTGGTTGCCTGGTGAATTTTTCCACAATTGATTTAATTGCGTCTGGGTTGGATTTAATATAGTTCTCAATAAACCCTATTGCATTTTTGTTCTTTAAAAGTGGTCTTATTGAAGCTGGGAGCTGTGGGGCAATCTGTTCTATAATGCTACCTATTGCACTGAATGGATCATCTGCTTCATCTGGTGATATAGAAATTGACTTTTTAGCCTGGTTGACTCTACCTGTTAATCTTTTATTGGTTGATTCAAGGTCGGCAATATACATATCATATTGTCTTTTAATTTTATTACTAATCGGCGAGCTTCTACTAAAATTCCTGGTAACAATAACAGCGCCGAAGCTAGCACAAATAATTGAAGCCAGGATAAAAACAGGTAAGTATTGCTCAATCAATACTCTATTTACTTCACATTTACTTAATATTTGCTTGGATTAAACCTATAAGCCCTCTTTATGCCTGTTTTTTACTTAATTCTATAGAGACACACACACCTTGATTGCCACTCCAGAAATTTTCCATTTAGTTTTTTTTTTGACTGAAAAGTAAAATAATTAAATGTAGCCGACACTATCGAGGACAGCAAAAGTCCGAGATTCGAGTATTATTGCTCGATCGATTTAATTAAGTTTGCTTAATTAAATGTAGCCGACCACATGGTGAAGAGAAGTTGACAAAAGAAAATTAAAGATACTACATGGTTGATTGAATAATGACTGATGAATACAATTTTGAGATACAAAAATGCTCCAAATGCCATAAAGTAGAACCTTGCATAGAAAAGATCACAAATTCACACCGAGCTGGTATTGTTCATAGTTGGTATTGCAAGTTTTGTTATGGTTGGACCAAAACAGATGCTAAAATCAAAGATGAAGTATATCAAATCATGGTGCAATGTGGAATTGAGGACATAGAAAAATGTTAGTGTTCAAACTAAAACACTACAAAGTTAAAACACCCTTTTGTGGTAGTTGCGGAAGAATGATCTCTAACGACCTGGCCAAAAAACTTACAATCTGTAATCATTGTTACAAAAAACTATGACCTACTGTTGTAATTTCTGCAGGCGTACTTTTCGCTGGGAAAATTACATCATTAAGCACATGATAACACGCCACAAAGCACAACTATATCACACCAAACAGCTAAAATTCCCAATACCAATAGCAAAATACATCTAATTTTTCCCCCCTTTTTTTCTTTTATTTAACTAGTGGTCTTTTAAAAGATACCACTTGCGATAATCATTAAAAATTAACGGTTAACAAACTTAAACAATACTTAACCCCAATAACAGTATAGCTTGTATTTCCAAAGTCGAATTTAGAAACATTCTATTTCCTGGAAACTGAAGGACCAGGAAACAAGGATAGCGTTAGTTGTTCGATATTCGATAATGTTATATTAATTTTAACTTCTGTTTATGTGTCCGTTTCCACACATAACATAAATAGAAATTGCGTGGAACTTCCAAAACTAGCATTAACATATTTGGTTGATGCAAAAGTTATGTAAACGGGCATGGGCTTGGCATTATTGCTTTCATCAGCTCCAAACTCTAATTTGGTCGTTCCTGTTGCTGAATTAATTGAAGCCGATTCGTATAATTGCCCTGATGAACTTGAACCCGTACTAATTTGATTATTAGTAAATGATAACATAATTAATTTTTTTCCTGCAGGAACTTGATAATCTAAACCCGTTTGACTATCGTGCATGGTTTTAATTCCGCTTCCTTGATTGTATAGGTGAACTGCCTTGGTGTTAGCTTCTTTTATCCACTTACATGCGCCATACCCAATAACTATCGGCTCACTCAAAAGAAAACCTCGATCGGAATTTCTGGGCCACCGTTAATTTGGATACTTGTGCCTGTTACCACACTATTTTTAGCTTGCAATGCCCCACCCTCGCCGACCACGCTATCATGCCTATGTACTGTTACACCCGTTGATCCACCACCACCGCCAAAACTCATTATAAAGCCCTCAACGGTCTTGATTTGGGCATAGCGCTCATCTGACCTGATATAATTACAGGCCCTGTAGCTCCTGGCAATATTGTTACACTTACAATATTCATATTACTAAAGCTCCGAAAGTTTGAAGTGGGTAAATTAATCATTGGGCCTGTAGAGGAATTAAGTCTATAGCTCGCTGTGTTAGTTGCGTCTTGGTTTTCAATTTGTAAACTAATAGCTACGGCATTAAATTCTGTGGGAAAATTTACAGTTCTTTGAACAGCTCCTGCAAGTATTGTTATAAAAATAGGGAATGATTCTATCTCGGTTGATGCTGGTTTAGTTAAAATTTCAAAACCTTGAATGACTGTAGGCATTTTTTAAAAACCTCTAGAACATATTTGCATATTTGATAATGAACTGATATGCTTGAACACCACCACCGATTATTGTTTGTGCTGATGAATAACTTAATTGCTTGCCACCTGATGCACCACCAACTGCAATATTTAATGGGCCTGGAACAGTTCGACCAGCTGATCCTGGATTAGAGTTAGAACTAAAAAAAGTTGGGCCTGCTTCTAAATTATTAATGAATAGTCTAGTCTGAAATTGTACTGTTGTTAATGGTTGAACTGCATTTACGAAATCTACAATAGAATTATCCTTGTTAAGTTGTTGTACTGATAAGCCTGTGACGTCATCTGTTGCTAGTGCAAATACATTGATTGCACCAGGTGCGACTCTTGTATATTGTCTCATTATTGGAACTGCCATCTATAGAACCTCCATTGCAGGAGCTACATTAGCGTTTCCCCCTGGTCTTGAAAACATAGATAAAGCCATAGATCCAATAATGCCCTCAATTCCACCCATTAAGTAGGCGCCAGCAGGAGATGCGTATTTTCCTATCGCAGAATTAGGCGCAATCAGTGAAATGACCGCTGTAGCAATAGTTGCGCCACCCACACCCAATGCCACCTTTTTTAGTGTGCTGGAGCTTGTAAGCGATTTTAATTTCAACGTATTATTAGTTTTCTTACGAGCTTTATTAGTTTTTCGTATAGACTTAATTTTTGTATAAGCTCTTCTTGCTGTTTTTCGTACGCCACCTTTTTTAGTTGATCTCTTTTTGGCCCTCTCTCCTAATTTTTTATCATTTGCTAATTGTTTAGCCGTTCTTTTTTTCTTAGCCAAATCTTGTGGCCCTACCGAAAGCTCTACTTGTTATATCAGTTGATGTTACGGTTGCAGGCCCTGTTGAAGTTGTTGTTTGTGTAAATCCTGGGCCTGTATGTGTTACCGTACTACTTGCAGGTGATGTTGGTGTAACACCTGGTTGATCTGATGCACTATTAACTACAGGATCACTTATTGTTGTGTTTGATGCCGTAGCTTCATTTTCTGATAATATCGTTGAAACTGAATCTTTTCCATA